ATACTTTCTTTACGATGACTAATAACCATTATACATTCGTTGAATTTATCTACTCTCTCTTTAAGAATTCCAATAACAAGTTCGACGCCTTTTTCATCTAAACTAGAATCAAATAATTCGTCATATATGCTAAAATTAAACGATACATCACCCTGCAGTCGGCGAATATCCATAAACGTAAACAAGCATGCTAAGTCGATATTCTTTCTTTCAGCACCGCTAAAATTAAAATAAGAACATTGCTTACCTTTATTATCTATAATCTCTTCTTCAAAATATTCGTTAAACACACAAGAACAATTTGCATCCATCTTTTTAAGATAGTATGCTAGCTTACTGTTAAACAATTGAAGAATTTTCTTAACAATATATGATTTTACTCCTTCTTCCGAAACAACAAATTTAACAACATCAAGAGTGTTTAATGTCTCTTTTAATGTTTCGAGATCTAGCTTAACTGCAGTAAGTCTGTGATTTTGCTCTTTTAATAGATTATCAAATGCTGTTGAATCTGTTTCAATATCTTTTAAATCTTGATCGAGCTCTACCTGCCACTTGTTAAGTTGATTCAACCTTTCTTCTAGATTATTTTTTTCTTTAAGCTTATGCTGATATGTGTTAATACCATCTCTTATCTTTTGTATACGTATCTCTAGTTTATCTTCAACTGCTAAAAATTGTTTCTCCTCTTCTTTAAGTGTATCAATCTGTACTTCATGCGTCTTTATTTCGCTTTTAATTTTAGTTTTTTCGTCCTTTATATGCGTACGATCAGTTTCTTCTATTGATCGTAAACAGGTTGGACAAACATCTTTATCTGTACCGACAGCAGTTATTTTTTTAGTTAACTGTGCTATCAATGTTGTATTTTCTGTAATAGAATGTCTAATACTCTGTATCTTTTTATCGACTTTTTCTCTGTTCTGCTCTTGTTCTAATATTTCTTTTTTAAGATTCTGTACATCAGGTAGTTCAAATTTTTCGAGTGTAGTACTAATAGTTTTTATTTCACTAGCGTTATTCTTCTTTCGAGTAAGATATTTTTCTTTCTTTCTCTCTCGCTCAAGAGCAGAGTTTTCTTTCTGCTTTTCATACGTACTAATACTTTTAGCTACTTCATCATATTTCGTAGTTTCAATATCAAAAGTTTTCTTTTTATCGGTAATATCTGCTTTAAGAAGCGTAAGCATATTGCTAAAAACTCCAAGATTAAAAATATCTTCAATAAATTTTCGCTTCTCTTGTTTCTTTTTTGCCATAAACGGTATAGTATTGTTTACCGTCATAATGACACAGTTTTGAAATATTTCAGGGGTACAATTAAATTTAGACATTATAAAGCTATTTGTATTTGAAATACTATCGCGTGTTTTATCTTCACCATTAACAAAGATATGACACTTAGAAGGCTCTAATGTTCTAATAATTTGTATGTCTTCTGCTTTATCATATTGCTGAATAGATATATCAAGTATAACTTCACAGTTCTTACGATTAACATTATTAATAATATTTTCTTTCTTGAGATCTCTTAGCGTTTCACCGAAAACACCAAAGTATATAGCGTCTGCTATTGTTGACTTACCAACACCATTACGCCTATCTTCTTTATCTTTATTGAGACCTGTAATAATATGAAGACCTTTTCTAAAGTCGACATTTACCGGTTGATTACCAACGGAGAGAAAGTTCTTAATACTAATCTTTTTAAAAATAATATTCTTCATGATGTACTACCTGCGCGTTTATATAATTCGGAACAATAGCTCGATACTTCCGCTTTCTTATCTATATCAAGTAAATTAATAAATTCTTCTATAGCTTTACTCATATCTACACCAGATAAGTCAACAGATTGCTCATCATTAACTGCTATACTATTGTCAAATAACGTATAATCAACAGATAGTGTAAACGGTTTATGTGTAGATAATTTTTGTATTAGTGTATCGATATTATCACTAGTTATTTTTTTATCTATAATAACTTTAACAATATTATTATTAATTTCTTCGTTTATATTTGATTTTAATTCTTGTAAATCTGATAGTGCTATTTTTTTATGTTTGGGTGATAATACATTCTCGTAAAATGTGTACTTAAGACTATTAAGATCAAGTATATAATAACCTTTTGTTGAACCTGTATCTCCGAAATCCATTTCAAACGGATTACCTACGTAAATAATATTCTGATTACCATATTTGCGCTCATCTCTTAAATGAAAATGGCCAGTCATAGTCAAATCAGCACGAGATAAAAGATCGGATGTTTTTATACCATGATCACAATGCTTATGGCTATTCATCTTAAAACTCTCAATTTCTAGATGACCAAATATAACATCGGACTTTTTAATTTCTTTTACACTCGCGCCCCAGGGTAAAAATGAACAAGTTTTACCGTATATCTTAAACGTTTGTGGTTCACTAATAATAGTGATATTTTTCCAGCCGTTAAGTATCGATAATGAATTAATATCAGCTCTGTCTTTATAGAACGCATCGTGATTACCTACTAATATAACAATATTAAAATCTGACCACAAATTAAGAATTTGATTAACAACATGAATTGTATTAACTGCAATCTCATCTCTATAATGATATAAGTCGCCAAGAATAAAAATGTCTTTTATTTCTTTTTGATTTAGTTCATTCTTAAGCCATTCGGCCCACCTAAGAGCAGTTTCATGCCAAAAGATACTATTTTGATGTACACCGATGTGTAGGTCAGCTATACAACAAATCTTATCGCTTCTCGTAATTAATTCGTCTGTTTTTTTCACTCAGTAGTATTATAATTGTCATCATCTGTATTGTGCGTAGGTTGCACATATATATGAGCTCCACCCATTTGCTCTGGATCAATCATATGCTCTGTATAAACTTTATCTCTATATTCATTTAATACTTGATGATGCTTATTTTCTTTCTTAATTCTGTTAATAAAAGCATGAAATGCAATAGTAGTAAAATATGAAAACGGACTAAACCCAGTATCGAGTTTAAACTTTTTATTACGTAGAGCGGAAAACATCTTTACAATAGCATCGCCTATCATGTCATCTTTGTAGGAGTAATTAATAAAATTTGGCGCATAGCTTAAGCCGTTTGCTATCTTTGTTAAGCTCTCACCTAACTTCTGTGTAATATGGCCTGAATTATAATAATTGCGAATTTCTTCTTCGAACTCTTTACCGTTAACATAATGAACCTTTTCTTTTGCTTTAAGTTTTTTCGCAACAACTGGTGGCGCAGGTAGTATAGGGTCTTTTAAAAGCTTCTTAAGCTCTGGATCCTGCTCTACTATAAGCTCTTTTTTAGCTTTAGTTGGACTAGGGTTCTTGGATTTTCTTAATCGTGTAATTGATTTTTTCTTTTTCATAAAGTTGTATTCGTTTTTGCATATGAGCTGAACTATACTTCAGTTCATCCGCAACATCAATGATTATAAGCTTATCCTTATCCTTATGCAAGCGCAAACCTCTTCCTATCGACTGTACTATCTTTATTTTCGCTTTTCCGCCGCAGGCAAAGACAATATAATGAAGATTTTTAATGTTAATACCAGTAGAAAATATCTTAGATATTGCAACTACAACAATATCATCGTTTTCTTCCATTAGCTTTCTAATTTTATCTCTTTCTGCTACTTCGACTTCGCCTCGTATAAAATAAATCTGCTTACCGCCACACATATCTCTAATTACATTATATAATGTTTCACCATGCTCAATAAAATCTACAAGGATAAGAACATTTTTAGGCAGTTTACAGGATATCTTAGCCAATAGCTCGTTTCTAAATTTATTGCGTAATAAAAATCTTTGTTCTTCACGATACATATTCATAGAAGATATAACAAGGTCTTTAAAAGGATCTTCTTTATAGTAAAGTTTTATAATCTGTATAATAGCACTACTAACATAATTTTCTAATCTAAGTTCGTAGCTATTTTTTTCATATATTATAGGACCTATCTTGCCTATAATATTCCATTGATCTAACAAATTTTCAGGCATAGTACCTGTAAAACCAAATCTAAAAGGTGTTTTTATTTTTTTTAAAATTTTATTAACTTCATTTCCTCTTCTTATCTTATGTACCTCGTCAACTACCAATACATCTATATTTTCTAACCAAGATAAATCTGTATTTTTACTTTGTAAAATACCTAAATTAGCTATTGTTACGTTTGCGTTTTCTTTAAGCTCACAACTACCTGTCCATTTTCTTACTGTATATGGTACTTTGTATGATGAAAAATCGGCTGATGTTTGCTCTACAAGACCGAGATCAGGAACAATATATAGACAATTAAATTTTGAACCATGTAGTAAGAATAATTTTGTTAAAAGCGATGCAGCGGTCAATGTTTTACCGCCCGCTGTAGCAAGAACAATTGTACCTCTACCTATTGAAAGAGCCTTCTTGACAATTTCTTCTTGATAATCTCTTAATGATATAGAGAGAGGAATAGGCTCATAACTAAAGCGAGTATCAGCCTGAAGACCTTTTGATGGCATAATTTCTTTGAGCAACGTATCTTCCGTCTTAACTTCTCCCACATATTGTTTATTTGCAAGATATTTTCTTATTTCAAAATATAATCCGGGATCAAATCTACCCGTAGGCGTGATAGCATATGTTCTTTGAGGTAAAAATCTGCCGTACTTTCTGCGCATAAAAAAAGCAGCTTCGTTTTTTACAGAAAAGTTTTCTCTTATCTCTTCAAAACAATCTCCTGAGATTATACCTGCGTTCTTTTTTTCATCAAAACTAAAATTAATCATGTCGTTTCAAGTTTTATAATATCAATTATATTTTTAATATCGTAAGATGTTGAACTAAGAGTCTTTTCAGATTTTTCTAGCAATTCAATTATAAGTTCAAGTTCTTTTATCTTGTTATCAAGCTCTATAATTTCGCTATGCTTTTCTGCAGTACGCTCAACGACAGGAAGAGCAAGCTTTACAGGGCTTTGTTCTTGTATCTTATCGACAAGAGTTTTTTTATGTAATTCACGGTCTTTACGTAGTTTTATTACTTCTAACTTATGACGTATACATCTACCTGCCCATTTATGCTTTATACCAGGTAGCTTTAACTGATACTCCTTAATAATGAGTTCATCAATTTTTAAGTCGCTTTCTAGTTCTTTTATATAATCTTCGAGTAACATTTTCATAAATAATAGTATAAATATATTAAAAATCAATGAATCTCTTTGAACAAGCATTTAACAAAATAATAACAGAAGATAATGTTGCTGGTGGATCTGGCAGTGTTTTTGGAGCAGGTCCTACAGGATCTATGGGGTCTACAGGAAATCAATTCCCAGCTCAAAACGACAAAGGCTATGCTCCTGGAGATGCGCGTGTTCCTTCTTTTCTCGGCTCAGTTAATGACAAAAGAAAGAAAAAATTAAAGAAGAAAACTAAAACATTTTTTGCACGTAGACCATTCTCTTTTGGAATGTAAGTATAAGATGGATCTTGGACATTGGCTATTGGCTGAAAATGTAACTTTAAATGAGGAAACATTTGGCTTTATATATGAGATAACTAATACAGTAACAAATAAAAGGTATATTGGTAAGAAACAATGTAAGTCAAAACTTAAACGTAAACCATTAAAGGGTAAGGTTAACAAGAGAATAGAGATTAAAGAATCAGATTGGAAGGAATATACTAGTTCGTCAAATGAATTAAACTCTGATATACAAAAATATGGTAAAGACAAATTTATTTTTAAAATTTTAAGAGCGTGCGGATCTAAATGGGAATTAGCTTACTTTGAAATAAAAGAGCAGCTTGACAATAATGTATTGTTGAGGGATGATTATTATAATGGTATTATAAATGTAAGAATAGGTCGACCTCCTAAAAAATTTCTTGATTAAGTTTTATTTTCTTTGATAATAAGATATGCTTAAAAAGCTCGACTTTAAACACTATAACTTTTGTCTAATAAACTTTGATAGCATTTTTCAGAAAAAAATAGATACCGATCTTGTTAACGATTTACATAGATATAATCTTTTAAAAGATAGAATAACTTCAGACGCGCGTAAGTTTTTTTATCATTATACAATTCTACGTATTTGTGAAACCCTTCTAAGTGAAAAGAGTAAGGAAAAAAGTATAATATATTTTAATATATCTCATCTTAGCGAAGATTGCCAAATTTTTAAGCATTTTAAAGAGGATGAGATATTGCGTGTTTTAAATGCTGTTGCTTTAAAGATAAAGAAACTATTACCTGTTCGTATTTATATATCTCCTTATTCTTTTGACTTCTTTACTCATTTAATAGAGAAGAAAGATGGTAGAGGTGTTGAGCTAGTTAATAGTATACGATGTTATCTAGAAAGCGTTAATTTCGAGAAATATACGTTTAGCAACGTTAAAACCTTTACTATGAAGAATAATTTGACGTTTCTTAATCAAACATACTTTAATCATCTTAAGACTAAACAACTTCTTATAGTTTAAAAGTATAAATAATAATATGACTTTTACTGAAAAAGTAGAAAAGCTTCTATCTACTTTAAAAGAAGCAGATGAACAGCAACAAGACGCGACAGCACCAGCTCCGCAGGCACAAGCTCCAGCCGCGCAAGCTCAAGCACCAGCTTCTTTACCTCCTGAAGGATATGTAGATATGGTTCGCTTGCTTGCTAAAGCATTAGTAATGCATATACCTCCAGGCTCTATCGATGCACTTTTTACTGAGCCTATTACACAAGAAAATGCTATAGCGGTACGTGAAGGCTTGCAGGATGCTATTAACACAAACGCAAATTATGAGGATAATCCAGAAAGATTGAGTAATCCAAATTTAAAGAAGTTTGAAGATTCAATTAATGAGAATAATTTCATGCAGAAGTATAAGCAGCTTCTTGGTATGATGAAGCAACATAGTACTAATGTGTAATTGCAATGCAGAAGCCGTACAAAAGCTTACAAGATGTATATATAGCAGAATCGTTTGCTAAGGCTGTTCCGCCTCTCCCTAGGCAAACAATATTAGGTGAAGAATTAAAAACAAGAACGCCAAAGCCTGGAGAAGAAGTACAATATCATTTACCTGGAATAGAACCAGAAGAAGGATATAAGACAACAAAAAAAGAGAAAGGTATGTCTTATGAATTACCTCCTAAAAAAGGAGAAGAAGAATTATCAAAACTTGCATTAGATACTATTAAAGGCTCGTTAAAGAGTAAGGGGGCTCTTGATGCTGCTAGAATTGTAAAGGAAAGAATACGAAGTATTCTATCTAAACTCTTAAATTCTAAAGGTATAACAGATGCAAATGAGATTAACAAGGCTTTAAAAACAACTTTAATAGAATTATCGGATCCGAGATATAAAATAAAAGAACTTCCTCCTCTTAATGAACGCTTTAATTTAGTTGATTTTATAAACAAAAAAACAAATGGTAGGTACGGTGAAGATTTGATAAGAGCTCTTTGCCAGATATCTGGTAAAGGCAGTGTTGCTTTAGGCGAGCCTGAATTTGCTATAACTATATTTTTTGCTAACGCAGAAAAAGCTTCTAAAGGTGGTGATATTAAAATTAATAAAATTGATATTGGCGATGTAACTTTTGAAGTAAAGGGTAATGAGGGTAGAATGGGTAAGGGTTCCCCTGGAAGTGCTTTGGCGGGTATAAAGGCATATATGAATAAATTTTATATTAAAAATCAAATATCTAAAGAATATGAAACGATTGGTGAGGGGTCGTCACAGCTAGCTCAAAATCTTAAGAACGCTACAAAAGAAATTCAAAAAATAGAAGGTTCAACTGTACAAGATGTTTTTAATCTCATATTAGCGGGTACAGTAAAACTTGAAACGCCAGAAGATGTTATTTCAGATTTTATCTCTTCTGCAGAAGCTTTTAATAAAGAAGAAATTAATGATGAAACAGTAATATATCTTTCAACTGCATTACAGTTACAAACATATCAAAAGACAGATGGTCATAATTTTGATAGATTATGGGCGTGGAAGGGTGATTTTGATAGTTATATTACTGAAGTTAAAAATTTTAAATTTTTAGATTATTATACAGATTTAGTTAAAAATTTTGTTGTATCAAAGCCAGAGGCAGATAATCATTTTCAAACGTTTGGAATAACATTAAAATGATAACATTTAAACAATTTCTTCTTGAGGGTGGTGTAGCAGGACATATGGCGCATCCTTTCGATATTCCTTCTGTCCATTCTGGTAAAGATTTGATAAGCGTTTTTAATAAATTAGCTAATAGTTTAGCTAAAACCCCTTCTGTTGTTAAGATTGATGGTGTAAATACATCAATTAAGCTAATAACTAATGCGGAGGGTAATAAGGAGTTTGCTATGGACCGCGGTTCTAATAAGCCAGAAGATAGAGAAGGGGTAACCATCAGTAAACTTAATACAAGATTTCCTGAAGGTCACGGAATGCTAGAGACAGGAAGAATAGTATTAGAAATTTTTAATTCTGCAATACCTGATATTGAAAATGATTTAAAGCGTTTGAAGATGTGGGATAATAGTAATATTGTTTTCAATATGGAATATGTTAAAGGATCTACTAATGTTGTAGGCTATGCTAATAACTTTCTTGCTATACACGGTTTAAATGAAATATATGAGGTTAAGAGTCCGGTACGTGGTAGTGTTAGTAGAGCTTCACGCGAGATTTCATATGATAAGAAAGCATTGAACGATCTTATTGAAAAGGTTAATCCGATAGCTAAAAAATATAATTTTGATGTAGTGCACGAATTTACTGTATCATTACAAAATAAAATTAATTTTGCTAAAGAGTTAGGAACTAAATTGAGTGTACGTTATAATGTAAAAGATATTCAGACAAAGACGTTAAATGATTGGTTGCAAGATGTTACTAATCCTAAAGCAGAAAAAATTACTCTTGCATCAGGTAAGAAAATAAGTGCTATGAGTCTTGAAAATTATAAAAATTTAATGTCAGGTATCGCAATGGACAAGTATATAGGTAATAATGAACAGGATATTCTAAAAGCAATTGCTGGCGCTGTAATATATCATGCAACAATTCTTCTTGGCCAGAAAATAAAAGATTCTGCTAACTCTGATCTCGGTAATGTAGGTGGGCAAGAGGGTATCGTAGTAAGAGATCAAAGCATATATAATGGCCCTGTTAAGATTACCGGTAACTTTATTCTTGGAAAAGAAGCAGGTAAATTTGCTAAAAGAGGCGAAAATGAAGAGGGTGTAAGGGGTCAAATCGCAAATACAAATAGAGTACAAAATAAAATGAATTATCAAACAAATCCAGAGTATGGTAGAGAAGGTGCTCGTTTAACATTAACACCGGGGATGAACTGGTGAAATTTTATAAACTTGTTGAAACATTGTTGCAACAACATCAGCAGTTGCAGCAGCAAAAAAATAATTTAATTGTTATCTTTCCAGGAAGATTTCAACCATTTCATGTTGGGCATAAAAAACTTTACGATGAGGCAAAAAAGCAATTTCCTGGAGCAGACTTTTATATTGCTACAGCAAACGAAGCAGGTAAAACAAAAGAACCAGAGCGCTACCCTTTTAATTTTGCAGAGAAAAAAGAAATTATTAAAGCTACCGGTATTAATGAAAATGAAATAAAAGAGGTAAAGCAGCCTTATAAGCCGGTAGAAATTTTAAAAGATTATAATTCTAATGTTGCAAAGGTAATTTATCTTATGGGCAAAAAAGATATGGAAAATGATCCTCGTTTTACTTTTGGTATGACAAAGAAAGGTACACCTACATATTTTCAGCCATTTAAAGATTTAACAGCAATGGATCCTTTTCGCGAAGATGGTGGTCATGGCTATATATATGCACCGTCAACTATTACATTTAATCTTGGTGGTAAGGGTATTTCTAGTGCTACAGAGTTAAGAAATATGTATAAAGCTGCAGATGAAAATACACGTAAAGAATATATTACACAAATTCTAGGTAAATTCAATCCAAGAATATTTGAGCTTTTTAACTCAAAATTAACTTAATTATTTTTTGCTCTCTAAAAGAACAATTGTCTCGAGTAATACTTTTTCTAACGTTTCTCGTGATTCACGTTTTAAAGAATTACGAAGCATATCTACAAGACTATCTCCACCTCTAGAAATAGCATTAAAAAGCTCTTCTTCATTATTTTCTTCTAGACTACCTGCAACATCGCCGCACTCACCTTGCATTGGATTTAAGGCATGTTCATAATCTTCATAACCAAATACAGAGTTAATTTGATCATGTGCATTTGTTATTTTACTCAAAACCCATGCTTCGACATTGTTCTTACCTTGTAGTAAGTCGTGAAGCATTGCTGAGAGCTTTGCTACTCTAAAAAGTAATTGACGAGCCATTTTACCGTTGCTGTCATAATCATCGGGATTATACCCTTCACAATTCTCGCTCTTTTGATTTGCTTTGCAAGCTTCACATTCGTTACAATCACAACCTTTTGCTGCATAAGAGCATGCAGTATTTTCTGCATCTTCACATCCGCAGTCCTTCTCAGGAGGTAGACTTACTTTAGTAATTTTTGTTGGAGAGGGTGTTACACCTTGATTATCACCTTGAGGGCCAAGGTTCATTTCCTTCATAATCTTCTGATCATAAAGTTCATTTAAAAGATGAAAATCTTTAGCGAACATATAATTATTTATTCTAATTTAATAAAATTATTGTCATTAGTTGAGTAAAAGATCTTCTTGAAATTTAACTGTTTAACAAGAGAATAGCAGCTTTTACATGGTTTTGACAGGTCAATTTGATTGTTTCTGTTAATTCGTGTGTTAATAAGTGTAAATTTACTGCAATCTTGCTCACCAAGCTTAAGAACTGCTGATAATTCAGAATGAACACCTACCGTTGTGGATATATCTTCACCAGATCTACTGTAAAAACCAATCTCTAAATTTCTTGGATGTGTCTTGTAAGGGTTATTTATACCAATTGAAATGAGTCTGTTCTTTTGAAATATGAAAGAGAAGTGTTTACATCTATAATCACCGTGTTTGCCGAGAAGTGCATAGGACACCTCTATACATTTTTTAAAGTAACTATCCATTTGACAATACTATATGAAATGCTTTCAAATTCAATAAATATCTTTACTGTGGATACCTTTAAAGATTTTTACAAGAAAAGTAAGCCTGTTTTAGGTGTTAATGAATTAATTGATATTGACGGTATTGGTAAACTTCCTGCAAAGATAGACAGCGGTAATGAGGCTTATAACGTTCTACACGGTGTCGATGTTTCTGAAGAAGGTGAAAATGTTGCTTTTACGACAGTTAATAATAAGCGCGTTTCATTGCCTAAAAGCGGCGATATTAAAATACATATTGGAAGTGGTGTAAAAGAGGATAGACCAATTGTTAATCTGAATATAAAAATAAATGGAAAAGAATATAGAGATGTACCTTTTAGTATAGCAGATCGATCTGAAAATGAAGATCCTATTTTAGTTGGTGAGCCTTTCTTAAAAAAGCTTAATGCAGTAATTGATGTAAATAAGGAAGTTAATGAATCAACAAAATATAATGTTATAGCATTAAACCAAAAAGATAAGCTAGCAAAAGATTGGAGAAGACCAAGCTATAGTGAAAATGCTATAAGAGCGGTAGCTAATAAACAAAAAACTTTAATTGTAAATAAACAAGGTGGTCCAAAGTTTAAGGGTAAAGATATTCTTAAAATTATTAATCCTTTAACAAGAAAAGCTTTTATTATCTTTAAGAAAAGGAAAACAGAGAACTTAGATTAGTTTTCTATTTTGAGCAAATTCTACAAACTTATAAAATTCAGCTCTAGAATTATCATCATTATCTAAAAACGCACCAGACATTCTAGCTGTACGCATTGTAGAATCATGTCTAATACCACGGTTAGAGCAACAGGTATGATTAGCTTCAATCATTACTGCAACACCGTTATTCTTTTCACATACAAGATCAATATGCGCATGAATTTGCATGGTAAGATTTTCTTGTACCTGAGGGCGTCGCGCAAACCAATCAACAATACGATTTAGCTTACTAAGACCAATAACCTTACCTTCTTTTGAGGGAATATAAGCTACATGCGCTACACCAGTAAATGGAGCATGATGATGTGAACAAAGTGATGTTAATTTAATATTATTCTGACATACCATACCATCATATTGATCGATATTATCAAATGCTGTAATCTTTGGCGGCTTACTATAACAACCCCATGCAAAATCTTCTACAAAAGCTTTAGCAACACGATGAGGTGTATTATCACTATTTGGGTCATTTCTCCAATCATACCCTAATGCATCCATATAAGCTTCATACGCCTTTGATGCTCTTTCAATTATTTGTTCTCTTTCTTCTTGAGTATGAGGATGATTGTGATTAGCGAAAGCAAGTTTTACCTTAGACATATACAAATTATATGATAAGATATATCGAGATCAACATAAATAATTGTATGCAATATAGTAAAGTTATTGAAGAGGGTTTAAAGAACACTTCATTAAAGAGAGTACGCGTGAAGATAGATCCCGCTAATGTTAGCAAAGAATGTGATTTTTCGAAATGTGATGGTTACGAAGGTTATATACTTGAAGAAAATGCCGGCAGCTTGAAGGTATTAGTTTTAACACCAGATATGACAATAGAAGATATACCTGCAGAATTTTTAGAATATCTCGCTAGTGAAGATGAGGTTGATACTTTTGAGGAATTTAAAAAATTTATTATACAGCGCTTAGTAAAAGACGGTAAAGCAGAAAATGATCCATTATTACAAAATATATGTAATAGTGATTGCATTAATGATATTGAACAGTATGTAAAGCAATGTGGCTATACAGGAGACAATCTTTCTGAACTATATAAGGATTTTATATTAGATGAAAATATCTAAATTTGATAAGTTATTTGAAGCCACAATGGCTGACTACCTCAAAGCTGGTACTAAAGCTGCACTCAAAGCCCCCTTTAAAGGCTTGGGATATATAGCAAAAAAAGCAATTGATCCTCGTACGTATCTACAAGGTGCTGCAGCTCTTGCTGGTGGAGCTGGGGCTGCATTGACCGCACCAGGTAAAGCTGTTAACGCATTAAAACAGGGTCTTGTTTACGGACCTGGTTCATCTGGTGATCCATCTCAACTAGTAGGATCTGTAACAGGCGGTATACAAAAAGGGCTTGGAGCAGCAGAGAGGGGTATTACTAAAGGTATACAGGGTGTAAAAAGTTCTGTACAAACACAACTACAAAAAGATTTAAACAAAAAGCTTTACGGAACATCTGATCTTACTAAACAAACACAAGCGTTTGATGTATCTTATCTTACAAATAATATGAATAAATATAGAGGTAATAAACCACCGCAGCGCTTGGGCAAAGGCGATACTTTCGCTATCATTGATAGAACAGGTCGCGTAACACCTTATGAAACTATGCAAAATAAAAACGGTATTCTGATGGCCTTACCTTCAGCAAAGAGGTAAATATATTAATGAACGCTGAATTACCGGTGAAGCTGAGAAAAAGAGGCTTCTTTATTGTTAAAGAGGATAATTCTATCTTAATTGAAAATGAAGCACCGCTTGTTTTTAATTCAAAAGAAGAGGCCGAGTCTTATATAAAAGAAAAAAATATCTCTGGTATAGTAAAATAAACCAGTTGATTTTTTAAAAAATTTGGTTATAATATTAAAGGATATAGAAAGATAGTCTTTGTTTATTTTTAGATTGTTGATTTATTATGTATATAGGTTATTATAAAGATTATGAAATTTGAGAGCACAAAGATAATTGAATTAGGTAGTTGCGCATTTAGACAATGGAAAGCAGATAGTCATTGTAAGTTCATACATGGATATAGATTAATTGGTAAATTTTGGTTTGAGTGTAATACATTAGATGAAAGAAATTGGGTTGTAGATTTCGGTGGGTTAAAAAATCTTAAGCAAGTACTTGAGAAGCAATTTGATCATACACTTTGTATTGCAGGAGATGATCCTCTTTTAAATTATTTTCAACAATTACATCAGTTAGGAGCTGTAGATCTAAGAATTATGCCTAAAGGAGTAGGTATTGAGAGAACAGCAGAATTCTGCTTTGAAATAGCTGATTCACATGTAAGAGGCATTACAAATAATAGATGCTGGGTTAGTAAGGTTGAAGTATGGGAGCATGATAAGAATTCAGCTATTGTATCATATCTACCAACTATTGTTGAAGTACAAAACAATAATGTTTTCTCAACATCTATACAATCTCAGGTCAGCCCGGTTGCTGAATTTTTAAATGAGGTAAAAGAAGAATCTGGTATCGACTTACAGACAGTAATAAAGAATGCTCCGGAACAAACAACAGCTCCAGGGCCAAGACCTGCGCATGTTGGACGTAGCAATGTAACATCTGGTTACTCAAATCTCTTCGGCGGTACAAGTTGGGGTACGTAATGGATGCTGAAACAAAGCAGCAGCTTTATGGCGGCGAAATAAGCGATTATTTACCAAAAGCAAAAGAAACTACTTTAAAAGACGATTACAAAAAAATGGAAGACATTTACTCTTCAATAAAAAAGAAATCATTTAGTCTTGATACCAGCAATAACCTTGACAATAAACTTGAGTAATTTGCTTCTCGTTATATCTTCTTCCGTAAAGTGAAAGGTCTGAATACCGTTTTCACGACTAACATCAGTATCAAAAGCTTTCATAATGTTAGCAAACCCTGATTTCTGAATATCAGATTGCAAGGAATCACCTATAATAAACAGTTTACAATTTTTACCAAAACGCGTTAATATAGTAACTAACTCGCTATGCTCAAGATTTTGAGCTTCGTCAACTATTACTACATTATTTGTAAATGTAGCTCCACGTAAGAAATTAACAGGTATACTTTTTAAATAATCACTTTGAAACAACATCTCTGTAATTTGCTTACCAACAAGCTCGTCACACTTCTCGATTAACGGAATACTCCATGGTTTGAATTTTTCATCAACTTCACCAGGTAAGCTTCCTAATTTACGTGTTGCTGATTCTACAATACTCCTTATATAGACAATCTCATCAATCTTCTTATCCCTAAGCATGCTGAGAGCTACATATACAGCGAGATACGTTTTTGAAGATCCTGCAGGTCCGTCACAAAATAAAATTTGCGAAGAATCATCCATAGCTTTATCGACAAAAGCTTTGTGATGATCATTTAAATGAAATTTCTGGTCAATTTTAAAATTGAGAAAGATATCATTTCTGATAATTCCATTCTCATCTTTAGCCTTGGCAGCTTTTTTCAGCTGTCTGTCTTTTTTAGACATCTATTAGTATTTATTCTGGATAACATTGTTTTGTAACATATAATAATAAAAAATGAATATTGTTATAACGGGTGGCCTAGGATTTATAGGGTCACACTTACTAGAGGTTCTCTTAGCTAAAACAGAAGCTACTTTACATTGCTTTGATAATGAGACATATGCAGCGGATTTAAAATTTAAGGAAACCCTTAGTAATAACAACCGCATTATATTCTATAAGACAGATATATCAGATAGTAAACAAATACCTGAATTAACAGATATCGATTATGTAGTTCATTTAGCTGCAGAGTCACATGTTGATAATAGCATTAATGGACCTGAGATCTTTGTTTTAACTAATGTACTTGGAACGTTTAATATGTTAGAGTTTGCTAGAAATAATAACGTTAAAAAATTTATACATGTTAGCACCGATGAAGTATACGGTTCTATTGCTTCTGCTGAACTATTATCTAATGCGTTTCGTGAAACAACTTTATTAGATCCGAGTTCTGTATACTCTTCTACTAAGGCATCATCCGATCTTATTGTTAATAGCTATTACAAAACATATAAGCTTAA